AAGTCTCTTGAAGCACTCTCTCAGGCCATCGTAGAAGGCTCTGCAGCAGCTGCTAAAGTTGTCTTTACTGTATCACCCTCAAGCACTACTAAACCAGCCACGCTGGCGAAGGCAGGCAACGGAGCTATCGTTCAGGGAAGACCAGATGATATAGGTGTTGTCCAAGTTGGCAAGACTGCTGATTTTGGCACAGCTTATGAAATGATGCAGTTATTAGAACGTAGACTTGGTGAAGCATTCTTAATAATGAACATCAGGCAGAGTGAAAGAACTACTGCTGAAGAAGTTCGTATGACTCAAATGGAACTAGAGCAACAGTTAGGTGGATTATTTAGTTTACTTACCGTAGAATTCTTAGTACCATATTTGAATCGTAAACTCAGTGTGTTCCAAAAAGCTGGTGACATACCAAGAATACCTAAGAAATTAGTTAAACCTACTATTGTAGCAGGTATAAATTCTCTTGGTAGAGGTCAGGATGTACAAGCATTAAGTCAGTTTTTAGGTACGATTGCTCAAACAATGGGACCAGAAGCTATACAAACTTATATTAATCCTGAAGAATTAGTCAAACGATTAGCTGCAGCACAAGGTATTGATGTATTGAATCTTGTTAAGAGTATACAAGAAGTACAGCAACATCGACAGGCTCAGCAACAACAACAGCAGCAATTAGAGATGGCTAAACAAACTGGTGCACTAGCTAAGGCTCCTATGATGGATCCAACTAAGAACCCAGCACTTACACAAGCAGCTCCTGAAGGAGAGGTTCAGCTTCCAGAAGAGGAAATAGGAATACCCCCTGATCCCAATGAATACTAACCACCCATTTAATAACTATGTCTGAAACATTAACATATAATTCTGATATTCAAACAGAAACAGTTTCTGAAAATTTAACACCAGATGAACAAGATTCTTTACAAGTAGGAGAACAGATTCAGCAACAAGAAGAACAGCTGTTAGCTGGTAAATATAAAAGTGCTGAAGAATTAGAAAAAGCTTACGTATCATTACAGGAAAAACTTGGTAGTAATTCAGAACCTTCAGAAAATATTAAATCAAAAGAAACTGCTGAAGATGATGAAGATGATGATGATGAAGATGATTCACCTGAAGATACTATTAAATCTGATGATGATTCAGATTATTCTTTTCTAGAAAAAGTCTGGGAGGAAGCTAATACGCAATATACTCAAGACACTACAAATAAGTTAGCTGATATGAAGGTATCTGACATTGTTAATATGCATTTAGCATATCGTAGCGATGTTCAGAAAAATTTTGTACAACCAAGAACGCTTAATGAATCTGAAATAACTGATTTAAAGGCTGTAGCTGGTGGAGAAAAAGAATATAATAGTATGATTGATTGGGCAGGAGAGAATCTCACCAAAGAAGAGGTTTCAATGTTTGATCAAGTTATGGAAAGAGGTGATCCACTTTCCTGTTTCTTTGCAGTACGAGCGCTTTCTTATAGATATGAAGATTCAGTTGGGAGGACTGGTAAAATGGTAACAGGAACAGCACCAAAAGAAAATGTAAATTCATTCCGTAGTCAGGCAGAACTTGTCGCTGCTATGAGTGATAAACGTTATGATAACGATCCTGCTTATAGACAGGATGTTATGAAAAAATTGGAACAATCACCAAACTTAAAATTCTAATATGCCTGTAGTAAACGGAAAGAAGTATCCTTACACAGCTAAGGGTAAAGCAGCTGCTAAGAAAGCAGCATCGAAAAAGAAACCTAAAAAGTATTAAGATAGTACGTGCCGACCCGAAACTTCGTCCTCGGCCATTAACCTAATTCTATTTATCTTAATGACCAAAGCAAACGTATTCCCTAAAGAGCCACAGATCGAGGTTATCGAACCTCCTACACCTAAGGAATATTTTCAAAACGCTGAACGTGTAAACGGCTGGCTTGCAATGATTGGATTTAATGCAGCAGTTGGAGCTTACATATTCACTGGACAAATACTACCTGGAGTATTCTAGGTCACATACGCCGCGTCCGTTCATCCATTTTATGGACGCATGAAACCACATCATGGAACGGGGGTGTGGTACTGGAGAAAACCAATGCAAAAGAAGCAAGTAACACTCAAGTATCGCGGCGTGCCTTACACGAAAACTATCTAAAATTTATTAACAATGAAAAGACTAGCACTAGCCCTCGCTGCCACCTCATTCGCGACTGCTCCTGCTTTCGCCGGCGCCTACGTAAACGTAGAATCGAATGCGAATTATACAGGTTCTGAGTACGATAACCGTACTACAGATCTACACGTAGGATATGAAGGTGGTAATGATACATTCGGCTGGTATGCTCAGGGTGGCCCCGCTATCGTAGCAGATAGTGATGACGGTGACACTGATAGCAGACTATCAGCTAAGACTGGAGTCAGTGTAAATGCTGGAGAAAATCTAGGCATTTATGGTGAGATCTCAGTACTTACCCCTGAGGATGACGATGATGATAAGTCATGGTCAACCAAAATCGGCGCTAAATACAGCTTTTAATTTATGGCACATCAATCATCACGTAATGTAGCAAATGTTACATCTTTATCACCTGAACCCAGGTCAATACAACCTGATATTAAAGATCCAGATGATTTAACTCCTAGTGATTCACAACCACCTGGAGTAGATATGGATTTAGAAGAAGCATTGACTTCTTTATAATCAGGAGGAGAGGCACCTCAGAGTCGGACCTCTCCTTCATTGGCTTTGGCCCTTACGAGGATACCCTTAGCCGTCTAGACGGTGGGAAAGACCACAAAAAAAAATGATCAAAAAAAAATTTCAGCTGAGAACGTTAATATAAACTTATCCCATAATAATGGCTCATCAGAATAATGACAACAATACCTCCCTTACCTGGGGTGGTGTTGCTGCTAACAAAGGTACTCCTGATTCAACTACAACTGCACATAGGAGAGCCCTATATTTAAAGCTATTTAGTGGAGAACTATTCAAAGGATTCCAACGCAACACAATTGCAAGGGATCTAATTACTAGGAGAACATTGAACGGTGGACGCTCTATGCAGTTCATCTTCACTGGTCGTACAAATAGTGAGTTCCATGTCCCAGGACAGAACATACTAGGTAATACTGATGGTGCTCCTCCAGTAGCAGAGGTTACAATCGAATGCGATGACCTCTTAATCAGTTCAGCTTTTGTATATGAACTAGATGAAACACTCGCACACTACGATCTACGTGGTGAGATTTCAAGGAAGATCGGTTATGCACTAGCCGAGAACTATGATAGAAGAATCTTCAGAGCAGTAACTAAAGCTGCACGTATGGCTTCTCCTATTCTTAAGACTAACTTCGTAGAACCAGGCGGAACACAGATCCGTGTTGGTGCTAACAACAGTGGTGCTGATGCTTATGTCGCTGCTTCACTAGTAAACGCTTTCTATGATGCAGCTGCTGCACTAGATGAGAAAGGC